GATTCCAACCATTTCACAAAGGACACTATGCAACATACGAACATTTAGTTAAAAAGTTCGGAAAAAACAATGTCTTTATTGGAACTTCTGATAAAACAGACAATCAAAAATCTCCATTTAATTTTAGAGAAAAGAAAATCATTATGACTAAAATGTTTGGTATTCCATCAAACAAAATAGTTCAGGTTAAAAATCCATACGCTCCATTAGAGATTTTAAAAAACTACGATGAAAACACAACTGCGTTAATTACTGTGGTTGGTGAGAAAGATGAACAAAGATTAGGTGGTAAATATTTTACTCCATATAACGGAAATGTTGATGCTGGATATATGGATAAAGGATATGTTTATACATCGCCCGCACAAACAAATCCAATTAGTGGAACTGATGTTCGTAAGTGGTTGGGAAGTGGTGAAACTGAAGAAAGGACGAAATTATTTACTAAAGTGTATCCTAAATTCGACCAAAGGGTATTTGATTTAATAACTAAAAAATTAGATACTCTAAATGAAGATGTTATAGTTGAAACATCCATAAATGCATCAGGTGGTGAAGGTGAAGGTGAACCTGAAACAGGATATGTATCAGATGGCCAAAAAAGAGTATTGAATGGTGGGAAGCCAGAACCTTGGTTTAAACAAGGTGGATACAAACAAATGGAAGTCCCAAAAGGTGATTATATGAGAGGTAAGGGTAAAGCCACCGATAAAGATTCTCAATTCAGAAAGGTTTACTACAAAATTAAAAACGCAGAAGTAAGCACACTAAAAACCGCAGAAAAGCCTGAAGGTGTTGATAAGTGGAAAGCGATAAAGCCTAATAAAAATAATATTATCAAAAAAGAAAAAAGATATTGGGAAATGAATGAATCTCAAAATGAAATTATTTCAAATGAAGAAATAAATCAAATAGCCGATGAAATGTCGGAATCACTGGGATTAGCAATGGGATATCCATCCAAAGAACAATTAGCTCAGAAACAAAAAGAAAGAGATGTATTGAGAAAGAAAATGGATTCGCAAGATAATTACTATGAAAAGATAGATGAAAAATTAGAAGGTGGATTAGCTGATGGATTATCATTAAATGATATTGCAAAAAAACATAATGTTTCTATTGGTGAACTGACTGATGAGTTTAAAAAAGGATATAAGGTAGAAAGAGAACACACATCGGATACGAATGTTGCTAAAGAAATAGCATTTGACCATTTATTTGAAGATCCAAAATATTACACAAAGTTAGCATCTATAGAAAAAGTAAATGAAGAAATTAAATTAGATGTTGAAATAGGTGATACTGTTTTAATGGGTAAATTTAAAAATAAAAAAACAGTAGTTAAATCAATTGGCAAAGATGATCATGGAATGCCAACAATCAATGGTAAGAAAGTAGCAACATTTAGAATAATTAAAAGAGTAAATATTTTTAATAACGAATCTATTATAAATGAAATCCCAATGGGGGATTTAGAAAAAATAGATACATACGCTGATAAGCAATTAAATCCAATGGATGTTGTTATAACCGATAAGCATTTCTTTGATAGATTATCAGACCCTAGAAATGGTAAAGAAATATCAGCAGCTGAATTGACAGGATTTTTTAAAAGATTGGGTAAGAATAAAAAGAAATTTGTAGAGTTCCTAAAACAATATGGCCAATTGGTAGCAAAGGATAAGAGAACTAATATTAATATTCCTTTCATGCAAAAAGCTAACAAACTTATTGCAAAAACCATTATGAGAAATGATGATTATAAAACTACAAATCAGATATACAAATTTGAAGCAGCAGATGATTCAATATTAACTATAAAAAAATCTTTAGGTGTTAATAGAGCACAAATGCCTCAAATCAATTCAAAAGATTTAAAAGATTATTTGGAATTTTTAAAAGAGGTGGGAGTTGGGGTTTCGGCTAAAACTATAAATGTGTCTAAAGTTGGAATGACACAAAAAGAAATAAACATAGATAAAGTAAAGGGATTGTTGGGAACGGATAGAAATAATTTAGCAAAACCTGTTATCATATCAAATGATGGTTACATATTAGATGGACATCATAGAGTAGTTGCTTTATATAATATAGATAAGAATTTCAAATTAAAAACTATTGAAGTTGATTTGGGTATAAAAGATTTACTTAAAGTAACTAAAGAATATCCAAATGTATCATATAAAGGTATTAATGAATATGTTAGATTTAATACACTACATACTTATCCGGCTGTAAATCATAGAGGATTGGGTATGAGTGATGATGATTTAAAAGATTTAGAGGAAGCACAGGCAATAAGTGGTGGAAAAGTTCACAAATTTATTACCGGTAAGAATTTAGGATATAAAGGTAAAAAATATTCTCAAATTGAGTTTGAAACTTTAGGTGTTGATAATAAAAATGGAACAATTAGATTAAAGATTATTTCTCCAAAAGATATTTTTGGAAACGAAATGAGTTTGGATTTCAAAACTGTAAGAAGAGGTACTTTTATCAAAACCGATACGGGTAACGTAAACGAATCTCTAATAATGGAAGGTGGAGCATATGGACATATGGCACATCCATTTGATGTTCAAATGAATCTTACATTTGGTGATTTAAAAAATATAGTTAAGAAAGCACTAACAGGTGATTTAGAAGTAGCTAGAGAAAAAACTGATGGACAAGCATTGGCAATCAGTTGGGTAAATGGCAGATTAGTTGCAGCTCGTAATAAATCGCATCTAAAGAACAAAGGAGCCGAAGCTATGACAATCGGACAGGTAGCAGACAAGTTTGGTGGTAGAGGTGGATTAACCGATGCTTACAACTTCGCTATGCAAGATTTATCAAAAGCAATTGGAGCATTATCAGAACCACAAAAAAAGAAGATATTCAAAGATGGTGCATGTTTTATGAATTTGGAAGTAATATATCCAACATCCGTAAATGTAATTCCATATAATCAACCTCTATTAGTATTTCACGGAACGATGGAATATAATGATGAGGGTATAGCAATTGGTGAAGATCAGCAGGCAGCTAAGATATTAGCAGGAATGATTAAGCAAGTAAATCAGCAGGTTCAATCAAAATATACGATACAAGGACCACCAATGCAGAAGTTACCTAAAAATGAAGATTTATCTAAATTACAACCAAAATATTTAGGAATGATTACTAAACTTCAGAATGAGTTTAAATTAGCTGATTCAGATGGTGTATCTGAATACCATCAGGCTTGGTGGACTGATTTTGTAAATAAAAATGCAAAAGAATTAGATGCACAGCAAAAAATATCATTAGTTAAAAGATGGGCATTCTATGATAAATCATTCCGTATCAATACAATACAAGACCTTAAGATAAGAGCTTGGGCAGATGGTGTTGATAAGAAAGACCACTCAAAGATAGCAAAGGATAATTTAATGAAATTTGAAGAAATATTCTTAGGAGTGGGCGCAGACGTATTATCATTTATGACATCAGTGTTAACGGCAAATCCGGCAGAAGCAACTAAGCAAATGGTGGATAGATTGAAAAAAACAATTGATGATGTTAACAAATTAGGAGACCCTAAAAAGATAGAAAAGCTTAAATTAGAATTACAAAGATTGCAAGCATTGGGAGGATTTGATAAGATAGTTCCAAACGAAGGTATTGTGTTTGTATATAATGGAAGCACTTATAAATTGACTGGCGCATTCGCCCCACTTAATCAAATATTGGGGTTATTCTACGAAAAATAATCGCTTTTTTCAAACTATATATATTTATATATATAAACATAGTTATATGGCTAAAGAATTTAATAAAAAATTTATGCATCCAACTCGTAGAAAGTTGGTTGATATGGTGTTACATGGACAGGAGTATGAAACGGATACATTTGTATCATTTGCAGGAGCTGAAGAAGCTAATGTAAGTAGGAACATTGGAGACAGATGGACTGACTCTAATGGTGATATGTGGGAGCAAAAGGAATTTGGTAAAATGAAAGTATCCGATTTATCAGATACAATGCAAGATGTAAGGGCTTATTTAGATAAGTTAAATACTTGCAAATCTACTGATTGTAAAACCATAAAATACGGAAGGGTTGATAAAAAACTTATTTCCAAAACAGGTTATTGCACTAAGTGTTTGGCTATAAAAGAACATCAAATAAAGAATGATGGATTTTGGGAAGCATATGAAACTTATAAGATAACTTCAAATATGATTTCATATGGTATGGATGTGGTAGCCAAATTCAAACAAGCCCATTCAGACGCAAAACAGGAATACGAAGTTGTAGGTGAAGATGGTAAAATCGAAATGTGGAGAATGGAAAAAGATATAGATGAGTTAAAAGCAGAAATACTTTCTGATATTGAAAGATATGAATCGGAAATACAAGAAGCTATTAAATTAAGAGATGGTGCTTGGGATTTATTAAAAGATAAAAATTACGAATTGGTTACTGCACCAAACGATTAATATGGCAACCGGCGTAATACAAAAAAAATCCTTAAAGGAAATAATTGCTGAAGAATACAAAAAGTGTGCGGTAGACCCGATTCACTTTATGAAAAAGTATTGTATGATTCAACACCCTACTAGAGGTAAAATATCATTTCAACTATTTCCATTTCAGGAAAAAACTCTAACACAATTAGCAGCAAATCGTTTTAATATAATATTGAAATCTCGTCAAACAGGTATTTCAACCTTATCCGCAGGATATGCACTTTGGAAAATGTTATTCAATTCCGATTTCAATGTATTGGTTATTGCAACAAAGCAAGAAGTAGCAAAGAACTTAGTAACTAAGGTAAGAGTAATGCATGAATTGCTTCCTAGCTGGCTTAAAGGTGGTTCTTTGGAAGATAACAAACTTTCCCTTCGTTTAAATAATGGTTCTCAAATTAAGGCTATCGCATCATCTCCTGATGCTGGTCGTTCTGAAGCATTATCTCTTCTAATATTTGATGAGGCCGCCTTTATTGATGATATCGATGATATATGGGCATCTGCACAATCTACCCTTTCAACGGGTGGTAGTTGTATTGCACTTTCTACTCCAAATGGTGTGGGTAATTGGTTTCATAAAACTTGGGTTGGCGCAGAAGAAGAAAAGAATCCATTCAATCCAATAAGTTTACATTGGACAGTTCACCCTGAAAGAGACCAAATTTGGAGAGATGAACAAACTAAATTGTTAGGTATTAAAATCGCAGCACAAGAGTGTGATTGTGACTTTATATCTTCGGGTGATACGGTAATAGACCCGGAAACCTTAATGTTCTACAAAGAAACATATTGCCAAACTCCGGTAGAAAAAGGATACATTGATAGTAATCTTTGGAAATGGGAATACCCTGATTTCAATAAATCATATATGGTTGTAGCTGACGTCGCCAGAGGCGATGGAGCTGACTTTTCAACTGCCCATGTTATAGATATTGATAGTTCAACTCAAGTTGCTGAATATAAAGGAAAAATCGAAACAAAAGATTTTGGTAATTTCTTAGTATCTCTTTCAACTGAGTATAATGATGCATTGCTTGTGATAGAGAATGCAAATATTGGTTGGGCTTGTATTCAACAGGTAATTGATAGGGGTTACAAAAACTTATTCTATATGAGTAAGGATTTAAAGTATGTGGATGTTGAACATCAAATGAGTAATAGATATAGAGCAGAGGAAAAGGGATTGGTTGCTGGATTTTCAACCACATCCAAAACCCGTCCATTAATTATATCTAAATTAGATGAGTATTTCAGAGAAAAATCAATAATAGTTCGTTCTACTCGTTTAATAGATGAGTTATTTACATTCATATTTCATAATGGTAGAGCTGAGGCTATGAGAGGTTATAATGATGACTTGGTAATGGCATTTGCAATTGGGTTATGGGTTAGAGATACGGCACTTAGGTTAAAACAACAAGGTATTAGTTTAACAAAACATGCTTTAAGTGGCATTGCAACTAATACATTTGATGGGGTATATGGTGGTAGTAATTTAGATACTAACCCATGGGCTATGAAGCTTGGTAATGGAGAAATGGAAGATTTATCAAAATGGTTATAGTTTTATTAGTTTTTTTGATATTTATATAATATATTTAACCATTGTATCAATATAAAAATTATGATTAGATTAATGAATATCCTTAAGGAAGATGAATATGTAGATAATGCATATTCCAAAGGGAATGAACCAACCGATAATCCAATTGATGATTATGATGAATTGGATGTTGAACAAGAAGATATGGATGATTTCATAAACTTCTTAAAAGCATATTCAACTCAATTAGATGAGGCAGAGTATCAGGGTAGAGAAGTTAAGTTAGGTAAACCAATGCAAGGTGATGTTAAGAAGTTTAAGGTATATGTAAAGAATCCTAAGACTGGTAAAGTTATTAAGGTAAACTTCGGACAAAAGGGAATGGTAATTAAGAAAGATAATCCTGCTGCTAGAAAATCTTTTAGAGCAAGGATGAATTGCGATAATCCAGGTCCTAGAACAAAGGCAAACTATTGGAGTTGTCGTAAGTGGTAAAAATATACAAAATAAAGGTTATACAGATAAAAGAATAATATATGGCAGAGCAAAACGATGATAGGTCTTTTTTTGGTAGGTTGAGAAAACTCTTTTCAACAACTGCGGTAGTGCGTATTGATGATAAGGGTAGGAGAAGAGTGGTGGATGTCGATGAAAGACAGACAAACACAAATCTATTACAATTAAGAGATAGATACACAAAGTTGCAAAAATCTTTCTATGAAACTTCAGCTGGAGCTCAATCAATGGCATACCACCAAGTTCGTAGAGAATTATTCAGAGATTATGATGCTATGGATAATGATCCTATTATAGCATCAGCATTAGATATATACGCTGATGAATCTACAACCAAAGATGAGTTTGGACAAGTATTAACTATACGTTCTTCAAATGAAAATGTAAAAGAAATACTACACAACTTATTTTATGATGTAATTAATATAGAATTCAACTTATGGCCTTGGACAAGAAACTTGGTAAAATATGGTGATTTCTTTTTAGGATTGGAAATAGCAGAAGGTAAGGGAGTTATAAATGTAATTCCACAATCTATATACTATTCTGAAAGATTAGAAGGTGCTGATCCACATAATGCAAACTATGTAAAGTTTAAAGTGGAAATGGACAGGACTGGTAAGGGTGAATGGGAAAACTATGAAATGGCCCACTTCCGTTTATTATCAGATACCAACTTCTTACCTTATGGTAAATCAATGATTGAATCCGCAAGAAGAATTTGGAAACAATTATCACTTATGGAAGATGCGATGTTAATCCATCGTATTATGAGAGCACCTGAAAAAAGGGTATTCAAAATTGATATTGGTAATATTCCACCAACTGAAGTGGATAATTATATGCAAAAGATTATTAATAAAATGAAGAAAGTTCCTTTTGTTAATAAAGATACTGGTGATTACAACTTAAAATATAACATGCAAAACCTTACGGAAGATTTCTTCTTACCGGTAAGAGGTGGTGATAGTGGAACATCTATTGATAATTTGGGTGGATTGGATTACGCAGCTATTGATGATATTGAATATCTAAAAGCTAAGTTATTTGCTGCATTGAGAGTTCCAAAGGCTTACTTATCATTTGATGAGAACGTTAATGGTAAAGCTACATTAGCAGCAGAAGATGTTCGTTTTGCTAGAACAATTGAAAGAATTCAAAGAACAATCGTAAGCGAATTAACAAAAGTAGCAATCGTTCACCTCGCATCTCAGGGTATAGACGATGCTGAAATGGTAAACTTTGAGTTATCCCTTACAAACGCTTCTACTATCTATGAGCAAGAAAAAGTAAATCTTTGGAGTGAAAAGGTTAGATTGGCAACTGATATGGCGGGATTGAAAATGCTATCTAAAGATTGGATATACCACAATATATTTGGTATGAGTACAGATGATTCGAAGAATGAAAGAGGTAAGGTAATAAACGATATCAAAGATACATTCAGACATAATTCTATAGAAAACGAAGGAAATGACCCTGCAAATCCACCAAAACAAGAAAACGTTGAGGGTGAGTTGGAAGAGTTGAAAACTAAAATCAAAAATGAAGCTAATCCTGATTTAGGTGGTAGACCAAGAGAAGGTAATACTTATGGTAAAGATAAACATCCATATGGTAGAGACCCTTTAGGTGACAAAGAAAACCATAAAGAAAGGAAGAGAGATGTATATGTTTCAACAAACACAAAAAAAATAGCACGAGAATATATAAATGGAATATCATCTAAAAAGAAGGTTTTGAACGAAAAAAAAGAAAAAACCGACCTTTTGGATGAAAAAAACTTATTAGATGACACTAAATTTTAATAAAGAATAAAATTTTTATATTTATATGTGTTATATAGAATTCTAAAACAATTATAGGGTAAAATAAATGAAAAAAATAAAGCACTCAAAAGTTAAGAATACTGGGGTGTTATTTGAACTTTTAGTAAGACAGATAACATTAGAGGTTCTTAATGGGGACAAGACCGAAAACGCAAAAAGAATCGTTAAGGAATTCTTCGCCTCCGGAAAAGAACTAAATAAAGAACTACGTCTTTATGAATTATTAATTAAAGAAAAATATAGTTCTGAAACTAGAGCAGAGAAGTTTGTAGATACTGTTTGCGAAGCGTATTCAAAATTAGATTCAACCAAATTGAATAAGGAAAAATACAACCTTATTAAGCAAATTAAAGAAAGTTTCGATTCAGAGCAATTCCTTTCATCTCCTATAACTAATTACAAAGTTTTGGCGTCTATATACAAAGTGTTTGAATCTCAAAAAACACCGGATTTGGATATTAAAGATGTGTTTAATTCTAAAGTTACCCTAATAGAAAATATAACATCTAAGCCTGTATCTAAAATAGTAAAAAAAGATGATGAGGCTCAACAATTGGTTGAGATGTATAAAAAGCAAGATAAAGATATTCGTTTGTTGACATATAAGATTTTAGTAGAAACATTCAACAAAAAATACACTAATTTAGATTCTAAGCAAAAAGAGGTATTGAGAGAATATATTAACAATATAACTAATACATCTAAATTCAAAGATTATTTTACAGAAGAACTAAAATCTACAATTTCTGAATTAAATTCAGTTAATAAGAAAATAACTGATAAGGTTACTACTATTAAATTAAATGAAACGGTATCTGTTTTAAAAGGGCAGAAATTGGGTAGAAGTGTATCTGATAATCAAGTTTCTATTTTACTACTTTCGCAAGAATTATTAAAGGAATTAAAATCAAAAGTTGATGGAAAATAAATTAAGAGAATTAGTAAGAAATCTAGTTAAAGAAATAGAATCCGAAAAGGAATTAGAAGAAGCATCCACCACAGGTGGTATTGTTGGATATAATACTCCAGCTGCATTTACAAAGCCTGGTTCTGAAAAGAAAAAGAATAAACAAATGGCCAAATCAAGTGGAGAAGGTCATACCATAGTTGGTGAGGGTGTTAATCGTTGGAATGCACTAAAGCAGAACGAAGGAACTCCAAATCAAAAAATAGGTGTTGGTATTCGTAATATGAGAAGCCAATTACAAGAAATTGAACAATTTATTGAATGGTATAGTAAATTGAAAACCGAAAATGGGTTAAGTAGTAACGATTATTGGAAAAGAACCCAAAAGCATTTAAATGTTATTAGAGAAAGATTAAATAAAATATCGGCAAAAATAACAAATTTATCAGCATAAACAAAACGAAGATGAATAGAGCTCAATTAAAAGAATTAGTAAAAAATATTATGAGTGAGGAATCTGAATATCAGGCATTCTTCCAAAAAGCATTAGAAAAAGCTGGTAAATCTATACCATCTATGAGCGATGATGAAAAGAAAGCATTCTTTAATAAGATTGATTCTGCTTGGGATGGTAAGGGTGAAAAGAACGAAGGTAATGCATTTGGTGCTGCTGTAACAGCTGCTAAAAAAGCTGGTGAAGATGAATTTGAAGTTGGTGGTGAAACATACAAAGTAGAAGAGGAATTAGTAGGCGGACAAAAGAAATTAGATGTTGATAAGGATGGTGAGATTGAAGCATCAGATTTGGCTGCATTAAGAGCTGGTAAAAAAGCGAACGAATCAGTAAACGAAGCTTCAGATTCATTAAAGTTAAAGGGTATTAAAATTAACAAAAAGAGTGATGTTACTTTTGTTTTAGAAGTTAGTTTCCTTATTGGTGATGAAGTTGTTATGAGTTATTTAACTACTGGAACACAACAGGATGCACAAAAACTAAAAAGTAAAGTTGAAAAAGCATTCAATGCTGGAAAAATAGTTTCTCCATCTGGTATAGGTTATTACGCATATAATGAGGGTATGGAATTACCAAAAGCAACTATCCCATCGGCCGTAAAATCAAAGCTTGAGATGGCTATTGATAAAATCAAAGATTCCAATTTAACATATAATCAAAAGATACAAGTAGTTGGACAAGTAATGGATAGCTTAGGAATTGATAAAGCCGAATTCAATAAGATGGCTTCTAAGTTAAAAGGAACTATGGAATCGGTAAACGAAGAAAATATTGGATTATCAAAAGGAAACGATAATTTGGTAATGAAAACTTTGGAAAACCTTATTGGACAAGATATCGAATACAAAAGAAAAGATCAAAAATTAGGTAAAAATTATTATTCAAGTACTGTAGAGTTTTTTACTAAAAGAGGATTCGCAGCATTATCAATCGAAGGAACTAATTTAAATGATGACTTTACTGTAAAAATAAAAGATAAAGGATTTAATAGTTTAAAAAACTATGAAGTTGAATTCGTAGAGGGTGAGAAAAATGCAATAAAGATGGCAATTGGTTTGGTAAAGAAATACGGAAAGAAGTATTTTGGAATGACTGAATCAGTAAACGAAGGTGTTTCTTCTACTGATATGGATAAAATAAAAGGAGCAGTTGAAGCAGCAAACTCATTTATGAGTGTTGGTTCAGAATTGAAGAAATTAGGTATGAAATATACTTTCGCTACCGAACCACTTCCAATTTATATTATACAACCAACTCCAAATAACAAAGTTGCAATTGTAAATAAGAAATACGCAACTAAGCCTGATTTTGTAGTGGGTGATATAGCAGTTGGTATAATGGAAAGTAAATCTTCAAAATCAGTAAATGAAGGAAGAGCATTTATCAACGCAGCTAGAAAAGCAAAAACGGAAGGATTGACAGAATTTGAGTTTAACGGAAAAAAATATCCGGTAACGATAAAAGATTAATAATATTATGAAAGGACTTTTAATAGAAACCAATTTATTTGAA